TTCATTCCACGATTTAGGAAATGCCACTGTAAATTGAGCAAACTCATCTGCTCCTGTTGCAAAATCTAATACTTTTAAATCAGGTCTTAATGCAGTTGTCTCTACTTGTTCTAAATCAGAACATGGATTAGTTGTGCTTGGATACATAGCTGCAGCTGGAACCCATATAGATTCTTTACCAACAGTTTTTATAACTGCACTAGCAACAGTTGCGCCAGCAGTATCAAGGTCTACTGTACCATCTGCGGCAATTGCAATCGCACCAGCAGTTGTTGCTGTACCAATAGTACAAGCATCTTTGAGTAATATATCATCAACGAATGTTACAATACCTGTAGATGCAATAGTTATTGCAGTTGCGGCACCAGCAGAACCGATAGTTTTACCATTACCTATAACAATATCATCCGTAAAAGTTGCAATACCTGTTATTGCCGCTGTTCCACTAATCTCAACATTTGCATTTATATCAACTAATGTTGCGTTAAGTTCTATTTCATCTGTTGCATTAATATCAAGAATTGCATTACTTGGAGCTCCAATATTTTGACTTGCATCATTAAACTGTATGACGTTTGTACTGTTCAACAAAATACCAGTATCGTGTACATGGGTTAATGAAACTTCATCATTAGTACCGAATGATAAGATTGCACCGTCATGCTGTAGTTCTAAATCTTGCGTTAATGTTACGTCACCATCTGACCCTATTGCAATAGCATCAATATCTGTAGCAGAACCAATAGTTCCACCATCTTTAATTATAATATCATCAACAAATGTTACAATACCATCAGAAGAAATCTTCATTGCGGCAGCTGCACCAGCAGAACCAATAGTACCATCATTTTTAATTAAAATATCATCAGCAAATGTTACAATACCTGTTGATGCTAAAGTCATTACGGCTGCAACAGAAGCGTTTCCTATCGTATAACCATCAGCACCTTTGAAAGCACCAGTTGTTGTTATTGCACCAACACCCAAAGTTCCTGCTAGTGTTACGTTTGCACCAGCAAATGTTGCGGCTGTTGTTGTACCTGATTTGATAATAAGATTACCAGAAGTATTGGTTGCACTACCAAAAGTAGTTCCAGCATCTTTGAAGAAAATATCTCCACCATCTGCATCCAAAATAATATCTGTAGTTGCATCAAGAGTAATTGTTGAACCAGAATTTATACCAGTAGTAGCACTAAGAGTTGTAATCGTTGCTGAAGTTTGTGTTCCAGCAACAACTCCTGATAAATTTGGAGCAACTAGTGAAATAACTTCATCAGAAGCGCTAATACCAGAAGATAAAGCATCGCCGTCACCTAGTGCAGTATAAAGTTCAACAAAGTTATCATTGATCTTATCACCACCAACTCTTAGGCTATCACCTGTGCCGTCATCTGGAGCAGTTCCTAATTCTAATGATTGTAATGCCATGTTTTCTTCCTTAGTTATGTTTATTTATAAGATTAAATTGTACGATCAAAGGTACTTTCTACTTGGTCAAATTTAAATTGACTTGAATCAAATCCACCTTGTATAGATGTATCAACAATAACTGCTGCATTTGCAATTTGATTTATGAATGTACCAGCTTCTTCATTTATATTATCGTTATCATTTTCTACAACTTCAAGAATTATATTATCACCAGCATCAGTAGAACTACCATCAGTACCATCAAGAATTATACTATCGCCAGCATTTGCAGAACTACCATTAGTACCATCAAGTGTTAAGATTTTTTCTGCAACCATTCCATCAAGAACTATGCTATCAAATCCAGTGTTTATGAAGATAGGTGGCGCGACAGCATCTTCAAATTGGATTGTTGCATTTACATCTAAAGAACCAGAAATATCATTAGAAGATGTAGCGTCAAATAAAAGATTACCAATATGACGAGTTGGTGTTTCTTCAAGAACTATATTATCTCCAGAAGAACTTGTACCAAAATCAAAAGCATCAAGGACTAAATTATCACCAGCATCAGTAGAACTACCATCAGTACCATCAAGAGTTAAAAATAATTTGTTTAAATCGTCAGTTTCAAGAGAAATATTAGTAACCTCAAAATGAGTACTCTCTAATGTCATAGTAAATATTGGTTTAGATTCTATATCAGCTGGTAAAACAAAAGGTTCTACATCTGAATTTGTAAAGTTTTCTGGGGGTATTGTTCCAGTAAAATCAAATCCGTGTGTTTTCCTTTTAAGAACTTCATCTTCTGGAACTATTCTTTGAAACTCTAAAGATATTTTATTTTGACGCCCAACACCAGTTTCATCTTCAAGCAACATTTCGTCACCATGAGTACCAGCTACAGTTGTTCCATCTTCCTGTCTAAATGAACCTATCTCGTCTGTCTCTTGAAGTATACCAAATAATTCTCCACCAGCAATCGGTTCAATAACAAATCTATCTGGCCTTATAATATCTTCTATTACAAAATAATTATAATTGTGTTGTGCTTCACCTTGAATTGCATCACCAGCAAATCTACCTGTTCCATCAAATGCATCTAATAAAACATTACCTCCGGCATTAGTAGAACTACCATCAGTACCATTTAAAACAATATCATCTGTAGTGTAGTTTGCAAATTGATCAAAAGAAAATCCAACGTCATTATTTTGATCTGAAAAATCTTCTAGTAAAAATTGCTCGCCCTTTGAAGAAACTAAATCAACACCACCAAAGACGTTTATTTGTTCAAATCCATTTAATGAAAGAACACCATATGTTGCTGTACCAAATTCAAGTTCTATCTGACCAGTTTCAGTATTTCCTGTAAATGTATTTTCTGCTATAGTAATTAAACCAGTAGTCAAAGAGGAAGCTTGTTTACTAGGTAAGTGAACTTTTCTTGTTATTGTTGATACAATAGATTTTTCAAAACCATCCTCGTTACCTTTACCAGCAGTTTCTAAGTATTGATGGCCACCGTCTTCATTTACAATACCATTAGTATTATTTACAGGTTCTGCTAAAAGTTTAGCAGAGGGAGCGTTTGCAGTTGAGGTGACCGGCACTCCTGTTTCAAGCGCTATACTATCTCCATCATCAAGACCTGTAGTGTCATTTCTATCTAAAATAAGTAAATCGTTATTTTGTGTGTGATCTACTGGATGTTCTTCTAATTGTATTCTATCTGTAAATCGAACAATATTATGAAAATCTTCTAGAGTTAATGTATCACCATCAATAACTACAGAACTCTCATTTATTATATTACCAGCTTCTTGTTCTGTTACAATATGCCCACCACCTTCTAAAGATATATACTCAGATGAAGTACCATTAAGAATTAATTTAGTTCCAATTAATGCAAAATTAGAATCTTCTAATAAAATTTCATCATCAAAATTATTAACACCATATTCAGAAACTCCCATACGAGTTTGTACATTTTCATCAAACAATATAACAAAGGTAGAAGCAAGTACAGGAGAGAATGTATCGGTATCAGAAGTATAACCACCACCAAGACTTGTACCAACTGTTCCTATTGCAGCAGAAATTGATGTTGCTACAGAAACTTTACCAAACACATTAAATCCAGCTGGATGTACAGCTTTCTTTAATTGTGTTATATAATCATTAAAACCAGAACCTGTTTCAATCTGATATGAAAATTGTTGATAGAAAATAGAATCTTGTAAACGGTTTAAACTTTCTCCAACAAGACTTTCAATATTAGAACCATAAGTAGGAACAGTTTCAGTTTGAGTGCCTATTGTGGTTGTACCCTTTGCTATCTCAGCAGATGAAATCGTTGCAGTAGCACCACCAGAATCTGTGATAGTAACTGGAGTTGTAAGAAAATCAATAGGGTCTTCATTAATTATGTTAGCATCAGCATCAGCAGAATTTGCATCTGTACCATCAAGAGAAATACTTCCATCAGCAGCTGCATCTTCATCTAACAAATGATCGTTTACATTTGATGAATCTGCATCAGTTCCATCTAAAACAATAGAATTACCTACACTCTCATTTACTATATTATTACCAGCATCAGTACCACTTGAGTCTGTACCATCTAAAACAATGAAAGTTTCAACTTGTTCGAGAGTATCTTCTGATAAAATATTATCACCAGCACCATCTAAAGTAGCTATAGTTGCACTTTCTTCTGTAACAAATCTAGTACGAGAATGACTTCCAGTTTCAAAATATCTTTCAGTAGATGGTGTTTCTAGTTCAAATAGTAATAAATTGGTTGACCGGCGGCCATCTGGTTTAAAACCAGTATCATCTTCTTCGGCCAATAACTTATCATAAGATGATCTACCATTTATAGGGTCTATTGAATTATTCCCACCGCCGGAAGCTCTTTCTAAAACAATTGAAGCAAGCAAAAATTCTCCAATTTGTACATCTTCCTCTACAAGAAATCCATCGCTTTCATTATCCGTACCTTCTTCTATAACAAAATAATCTAATTGCTTGCCAGGAAAAGAAGAATCTAATACAAGATTATTTCCAGATTCATCTACTAATTGATCAAGAGGAACAAATCCAGTAATATTATCTGCTTGAAGATTACCTTCACCATCTCTATCATTTGTATCAAATAAACTTTGTTCTAATTCAAAGCCACCAATACCAGTTTCTAAAGTAACTTTTACAACATCTTCAATAGTAGTTTCTAAAACTTTAGTTGTAGCATTAAAGTTTTTAACTGTACCTGTATGTGTAGTAAGAGTATTGGTTACTCCAAAAGTTCCTGTTACATCTTTAACAACAAAGTTTGCGTGAAATTCTGCTTCTGGAGCTCCAGTATATTTAAATCCTTGGTTTGTAATATCAACACTATCTACCGCACCAATAGTTTTTGTTGATGCAAGAAGAGCTGCACCAGTTCCACCAGTTGATGTAACACCAACTGTTGGTAATAAAGAATAACCATCACCACCATCACTAACAAAAATTCTAGTAATAACTCCTGTGCCAACCGTTCCTTCTTCAAGAGCAAAAGAATCTGTTTCTGTTCCGTAGGTATCAAGACTTTCTTGTAAATCATAACCATTTTGATTTAATACAATATTGCTACCAGCATTAGTAGAAGAACTATCTGTTCCATTTAAAACAATAGTGTCACCAACACCATCAGCAATATTATCAAAGAATATATTAATATTATTTGCTAAAGTTAATGCAGAACTTATAGTAATAGAATTTTGTGACGCAACAGCTGTTACAGTAATACCTCTAGATCGTGCTATACCTTTACCAGAAATAGTCATACCCACTACAATTGTACTTACATCAGTAAATGTTAGAACAACATTATCACTTAATGATTCTGAAGCACTTAATACTAAAGTGTTTTGATTTGTCACAGTAACTACTGTTACTCCATCATCAACACCTGTTCCAGAAACAGCCATTCCTACCTCAATAGTTCCCGTATTACCATCTACCACTAGATCAGTATCACTAATAATTTCACCATTAACAAGTGCTGTAGCACCTAATGTTATTGTAGTGCTTGAAGATGTTGCACCATTAACAACAGCAGTAGCCTCAGTACCACCACCATCCAACACAAGTTGAAACTCTTCTAGTTGTGAATTTGATCCTGCTTCAAGAACTAAAAGTTTTCCAGCATCTGTTGCTGATGAATCTGTACCATCCATTATTAAAGAACCATCAATAACAGAAACAAATCCAGTAGCATCTTTAGTGTTAGTACTTGATTCTGTAGTGGTAAATGAAAGAACATCTCCTACATTAAAATTAGTTCCATCATCATCAATAATAACTTCACTAACACTACCTCTTTTAACAGAAGCAACTTTTGCTAAAGCTTCACCGTTACCGATTGCAGTTTGTGCATCTAATTCTACTACATCACCAACATCATAAAGAATACCACCATTAGTTACATTGAAGTTTGAAACCATACCTCTAATTGTAAATGATATAGTGACATCTTTAACAGTAGAAGTTCCAGAAATAGTTTCACCATCTGTAAATGTTCCAACAATAGAAACAGGATTTAATTCAAATTGAACAATCGACTCTCCACCTTCAGCTGTACTCAATGCACTAGAAACAACAGCTGTTGCACCAGAACTACTGCCTGTAACTGTTGTGTTGATAAGTTCTGTTGCAATAGCATCTACGCCAGGAGTACATCTTAATATTACTTTATTGACCCAATTACCATCTGATGCTCTCATCATAAATTTATTTGGATAAGTTACTTCAGAATTTTCTCCCAACAACATCCTCATGAAGATTTTATGACCTTCAGATGTTCCTTTTGCTCTATACAACTCTCTTATATTTTTTATTAAATTTCTTTTGTCAAGACCATCAGCTAAAGTGTTTGGTATTGCGTTCATAAATGATTCACGTAGTTGATCCAAGAAATCATATATGGTATTATCTACGTTTGCGTATTCTAATAATTGTTGTAAAGTTTGTACAGGGTTTGCTCTGTATCTATCTACAGTACCAGTAGAACCAGAAGTTCCTCCTGTAATAGTTTCACCTGTCTGAAATTGCTGTTGAGATGTTATAAACATCCTTGGTGTTGTTTCATTTTTAAGATCATCAACGAGAACTTTTGCAGTAGCTTTACTTGTTGTTCCAGTAATAGTTTCACCAACAACAAACTTACCATCACCACCAGAACCAGATTCTAAAACAATTTGACTACCACCTACTTCATTAGATAGTGGAGCTCCAAGAGCATCTCTAGCTGGTTCGATAATAACGCTTGATGGAGTTTCTAATTCTAAAAGTAGATTATCGACATTGACATTGACTCGTAATTCACCAGCTTCTAAATACTCATAATAGTATTTTAGAAACTTTACAAATAGAGGATGGTCTGCTTGTATGAAATCAGGAACTTGACCTTCTATTAAAGGACTAAGTTTAGTTGTCAAGTCTGATGAATATGGATTATCAAAAGGAGCCATCTGTTAATAACTCGACGGCGTTGTATAACTAGAGGTTGTATTATATGTTGACCCTGCGGCCGAATCTCCTGTTGATACAGTATCTACTTCTCCTAGTACAGTAGTGTTAATAAAATCTATTTCTAATAGTTGATTACGTAAAGGAACAATATCGCTTGAATCTGGAATTGCTGTTACTCTTATTATACTAGAAGCTGCACCATCAACACTTGATATTGTTGTTATATTAATACTATTGATAACAATTTTACCAGCTGCATAATCTACTGTTCCAGCTGTTGTATCTTGATATATTCTTACACCAGCTACAAGATAATAAAGTCTTAAAACTCCACTACCGTTATCATCAAAAAACATATCATTAGTAGTATCTCCACTAATCTTAAATCCAGTAGAAGATATCACACCACCAGATGCTGAGTTGTGACCAGCATGAGGATTATATAACTTATTATTGAAACGAATAGTATATCCCGTTGATGTACCTATTGTTGGTGTTAGATCATCAGACATTGTTACTTTTGTAATATTACCAGTTATAGAATTATCAGCACCATCTATAAGTCCTGTTACTTTTGAATGTCTAAACACACCTTCAAATTGCCCTAAAGAATCAGTATTGAAAGTTGTTAATGTAGAAGAAATATTAGATGCTAATGTAGATGAAGTTTTTGTTGTCTTACTAGAGTCAAATTTAAAGACTACTTGTAAAATAAGTTTTGTAATTTGTACATCAACAACAACTGGAGTTATAGATGCTACTGTAAATGGTGCAAGATCAGTAACTAGCTGAGTTTTTTGAGTGGCAGTTAAAGCATTACCTGTCGTAGATTTTATTGATATAAAGACTTTTCCATATTCTGGAGTATCAACAACACCAAGACTTGTATCAAAAGAACCAGCTTCTCCACCAAATACTTGAACAGATTGTGTGTTAGGAAAAAACTTTTTTGCAAAAACTTTATAGTCTTCTGAAGTAACACAACGACCTTGAGAAGCAAAATCTAAAGGTGCGTTATATTTAATAGATGAAATACTTTCTGGTTCTGAACCAGCAGTTGAAGTTGCTGATGTTGCAACTGTTACATCTGTAATACTTGCAATCGCAGCAGAATTTGTAAAAATAGAAGCTCCGTTAGCTGCTGTTTTGTTTGATACGACATATGTAAGTATAACAATGTTGTCATCAGAAAGAGCAGTACCAATAATACCATCACCAAAGTAAACTTCAAACAATCCAGCTTCAACTTCCTGTAAAAAATAAACATTACTTCCAGTTGTTACTTGTGTTATGTCTGTTGCTTCTGTAAATGTATTAGAAGATGAATCTGTAGATGATGTTTGTACTTTGACGGTTAAAGTAGTTGTGTCAGCTCTATTGTCTGTGATGATAAATCTTTGATCTACATCAGAAGAATCTACTGTATACCTTGTAGTAATAAATGAACCTTCGTAGATATCAATACTAACAAAAGGAATAGTATTACCAGTGTTAGATTTTGTTACATCACTAATAGTCGAAAATTGATAAGATACATCATCCACAGTTGTATTGAAAACAGTTCCAGATGGCATAGTTGCAGAAGTGTCATTCGTATTAAGAGTAACATCTACTGTTGCTTTTGAAGCACGAGCGGAAGATGGTACATAACCTAATGTCTTTGCGTGAGAAACAACGCTTGATCTTAATGATGAACTATCCAAAAACATTTCGTTTGCTAACATATTTGCATTGAAACCAAGATAGTGAGTGTTGTATGCTAGAACATCTAACAACGCACTCATACCAGAACCCTCAAAATCATAATCAGTAAATTCAGTTTGAGCACCTAAAAATGTTTTAAGATTATCTTTTACATCATCAAAATCAAATTCTGTTACTTCTAATCTTTTATTGTTGATTGCCATTATCGTAATACCTCTAGAAATACTGTTAAGTCAACAAGCTCTGTAGGTGCATTAACAACAAAGAACTCAATTGTCACTTCATATTCATTACGATCTAAATTTGGGTCAGCCCTAACACTAATAAGTCTAACCCTTGGTTCAAAATTTTCAATAACATCTTCTATCTTTTTTGCAAGAATAAAAGCTGTCATGTTACTCATATTCTCAAATAACATATCCCTAATACCAGAACCAATTTCTGGATGAAAGGGTTTCTCATAATGGTTCAGCAAAACAAGATTACGAACAGACCTTTTAACTGCCGCAATATCTGTAACCTTTCTCACATCCTTAGATGATTGAGTCTTTGCAAAGAACAAATCCAAATCTTTATATTGTCGCACATTACGGTCTATATCATTTTGACCTTGTGCATCTGGAAATGCGGTTGGTGATGCCATTAAGCTAGACTCCTGTTACATTTATTTATAAAGAAAACTTATTTTTTTTTAGAGTTCATACTATTATATCTGTATTTATACAGTTTAGTCAACTCCATAATTTGGATCATATGTAGAGTTCATATAATATCCAATTTTAAACATAGTTCCATCTAATTGATTTTTCTTACTTAGTGATTGTACATATGATCTTAACCGCTGTTCTATTATTATTTCGTTTCCTGATACAGTAAATGTATCATAAAGTTTTTTGAACTCATTTGATATAGGAGCTTGAACTATAGTATGAGCTTTACCTTGTGCATCAAAACCAGTAATTCGCTTTATTTTTGTTGGT